GTATAGCTGTAATCATAATATCATGATTACATTAATGCAAGTATTTATTACCATATTGGTGAACATGTAATTTTAAGTTGTTGATATTTATACAGTGATTGTGGTAGAATTGTATTATTATTGATCTTAAGGTGATTTATGCCTGCTGGAAGACCTTCTTTATATAACACTGAACTAGGGATCGAAATATGCGAAGCCATAGCAGAATGTATGTTAAGCCTTAAGACATTATGCACGCAAAATCCTCATTGGCCGCATTCTAGAACTATTAGACAATGGCGTAGAACAAACAAAGAATTTCAGCACCTGTACGCTCAAGCTAAAGAAGATCAAAGTGATTTGATGGTTGAGGAAATACTAGAAATTGCAGATGAATCCTCACTTGATACGATTATAAAAACAGACAAAGATGGAAATGAACATGAAGTTTGTAACAGCGAATGGATTAATAGATCTAGACTTAAAGTGGATACCAGAAAATGGGTAGCATCAAAATTCAGACCTAAAATTTATGGAGATAAAGTTGATAATTCTCCATCGATTGAAAATCCATTTTTACAAAATGCCAATGAAATAGATGAAGAATCCACTAATAAATGATTTCTTGCAATTCGCTCCTAACTTTTTAAAGATAAAGTTAAAATCGGGGCGGCTTATTCCATTTGAATTAAATAGAGCACAATTATTTGCGCATCAGAGATTAGAAAATCAGTTAAAAGAATTAGGCCGTGTTAGGGCTATTGTTTTGAAAGGCCGACAATTAGGATTCAGCACGCAGATTCAAGCGAGATACTTTCATAAGATTGTGACACGCAAAGGATATAAAGCATTCATCTTAAGCCATGAAACAGAGGCCACTAAAAACATATTTGATATTACAAAGCGTTTTCATGAAAACTTACCCAAAGGCTGGTGTCCGCCAGCCGATAAATCATCCAGCAAAGAACTCAAGTTTAATGCGTTAGAAAGTGAATATGCGGTCGGTACGGCTAAAAACAAAGGTGTAGGTCGAGGACAGACAGTGCAGCTATTTCACGGATCCGAAGTTGCTTTCTGGCCGTCCGCTGAAGATCATGGGCGCGGGATATTGCAATCTGTTGCAGATGAACCAAACACAGAAATAATACTCGAAAGCACGGCGAATGGTATGGGCAATTACTTTCACGCGCAATGGCAAATGGCAATGTCTGGGTCGTCAGAATATCAAGCAATATTCTTGCCTTGGTATTGGATGGACACATATAAAAAGTACAATACAGGCCTTAAACCTGATGATAACGAACAGTTATTATTAGATTGCTATGGTGAGGATGGTTTGACGGAGGATCATCTCGCGTGGCGCAGAATAAAAATATCTAACTTATCTAAAGATGTGGGGGCTGGCACTGAGCTTTTCAAGTCTGAGTATCCTATGAATGCAGAAGAAGCATTCAGGAATGCCATTGATAATGTATTCATTACAAGCAGTTATGTATTAAAGGCTAGAAATAATGACGTGGATAGTGAAGCTAATCTTATTATCGGTGTTGACCCAGCTATTGCTAATGCTGATAGGACTGCAATTATACGCCGGAAAGGTAGACTTGCTTACAATCTTGATGCTTTTCGCAATAGCAATACTATGGAAACTGTTGGGAAAATAAGGCATATAATCGAATTAGAGCGCCCTGTAAAGGTTTTTGTAGATTGCATTGGTATAGGTGCAGGCATTGTTGATAGATTGCGTGAGATGGGCTTTACGCAGGTTGTAGGGGTTAATGTTGCCCGCTCTGCTAATCTTAAAGATAAGTTTAGGAATCTACGCGCAGAGCTTTGGTCAGATATGCGGGATTGGCTGTGTCAGGAATTGCCCGTGCAGATTCCAGATAGCGATGAACTACATGGCGAGTTATGTTCATTAGGATTTAAGTATAATTCAAATGGACAACTTGTCATTGAATCTAAGGACGATCTAAGAGCACGCGGTATGCCTAGTCCCGACTTGGCAGATGCATTAGCATTAACATTCTACAATGGACAATATGCTAGTGAGAGCGCTTATAATCCTGTCATTGTTCCGAAACACCATCAAAATATGTTTTATTAAGGATAAAGGAAGTTATCTAAATGGAAATGGAGAATGAGAAGTTTTTTTTGTTTAACGATTGTCTAATCAATAAAAGTGATATTGTTTATGCGCATGTGAAAAAAGAGGAAAATGAGTTATATAGTATAGAAATAAAAACAAAATCTGCAAAAGACTATAAGGTAATAGGATTTAACGAATGGGAATCAAGGGATCTAATGTTAAAAATATGTGCTTTTGTTGATAAAGATTGCGCATTAAAAGGTCTGATAGAAGAGATTCACTATTTGAGAACAAATATAAGACACCTTAATAATCAAATTGAATCTAACACAAAAAAACTTATCTCAATTTACAAGTACCTTAAATTACATAAGGATAACAAATGTCAAGAATAGATGTTAATACGCTTGTTCTAGCTTTTGAAAAAAGAATTGAACTATTAGAGAGAAATCCTCCTGATAAAGTACCGATGGCGGTTGTTATTAAATTACTTGAAAATGCTATTGAAGATGTATTGAGAGAGAATGTATTGCATACGATCAAAAAAGAGTTTGATGATTGTGTGAGAAAAGAATTTAAGATCATACATAAAAAGTTTATTAATAAAACATTAAAAAATATATTAGCAGATGAAAGATTCAGGTCTGAAATAGAAAATAAAATTAAGCTATCGTTGATGATGAATATTAAGTAAAGGAATACAATGATAAAAATATTAGTACTCGCAGTCTTAGGATCAATTGTAGGATTTTGTCTTAATAAAAAAGGCGTTGGATATATTGCTTTGATTCTTTGCTATTTAATACTTACAGGGGATTTTGAGACATGAGAGGAAGTAAAGAAAAGGAATATCTATGACTAAAATTTTACCTCCATTATATCCTATTAACAAATTAGCCAGTATAGTTGTAAACTCTAAGGGAGAACACTGGGAAAAAAACAATATTGTATTACATATGTTAGAATCAATTTATCCTTTTCCTATGCGTCCTGTCCCTTTTAATGCTAAAAATTTAATAGGTAAAAAAGCGGGAAGAAAAACAATAATTGGATATTATGGTTCAGCACAATTTAAATTAAATGGATATAAAAAAAAAGCTAATAATAGTGGATCAAGATGGGTAACGAGATGTGATTGCGGAATATATGGGCTCACAACGACTAAGAATTTTAATAAGTCTTTTGGAAACAAAAGATCGAGAAACATGTGCACAACTTGTACGGAGATTGAAAATTTAAAAATTGATAAGGAACGTTCAAATAAAATTAGATGTATTTTAAAGAAAAAACATAATGAAAAAAAAAATCAATTTTATGTAAAATTAGAAAATATATTAACTATTTGTTTAATTGTTACTAATGATTATTTATTTTTTCCATTTATATTAAAAATGCATCCTTTACCTGCTAAATCTATAAAAATAGGAAATACATATATATGAGCGGCTGTCATTCTACAGAAGTAAATATGTGTACATGTTTATGTCACATTCAATTATATCCGGCAGACTATGATTTTAGCGGATTTATTTGTTGCGACTGCTACAAGAAAAAATTGTTTTCGGTAAAAGACCCTAATGGAAATATAATTAGAATGGAGCCAATTTGGTCAAAGCATCCTATGCAAGAATTGATAGATACATTTGATGGTCGTATTAAACAATTAGAAGATACTAGAAATCATAGAAACCAGGCATTGAATGGGATGCAGCAAGTATTTAATGAACATTATGATTCATTAGAAAACCACATAAAAAATGTAGATAAACATTCTTCACAGAATGAAGGGCATTTAATTGCTCTTGAAGCGCGCATAGAAAAACTGGAATCACAATTAAATGCATTAACAGAGATGTATAAACATCTTTCAATATCAATTGCTGGACTTCAAGACCATCATGTAAGGCAAATTGATGAGAACAGAAAAGTATCTAATCATCTTGACTCATTGGATGAATCATTAGAAAACTACAGAGAATATAGGACTGGCATTGAAGATTTAGGAACTAATGTTATGTATTTGAATGAGCGTATAGAAAAACTAGAATCTAATAATATTGATAAACAAAGAGAAATGTTTCATGATAAATTTTTAGAAAAAATGTCAGAATTTATTTCAGATAAACCCCACAAATGCCCTAATTGTGGAGGTATGGGTGAATTTAAAAATGATGAAATATTTCCAGGAGTAAGATTTAAAACAACTCAAAGACTAGATGCTACAGGTTGTTATGATATGTGCAAATCATGCGAAGGTAAGGGAATAGTATGGGGATAAAACTAAAGGCTGACTCAATAACGAATGCTTTTTTATTGGTAAGTGTTGCAGAATCTTATATGAAAGATAAAGGAATTAATTTATTACAATTAACTGATGAAGATGGAGCGATAATTCAAAATCAATATGATATTTGCATGTATGATATTCAACAACTACTAAGTAATCAATAGGTATTAATGATATGGAATTATTGCCGTGAGGGAATAGTATGGGGTTAAAACAATGACTTGTCCAAATGAATCAGCTCCTTGTTACTTGTGCAATAAAGATCATTATAAGAAATTAAAATGGATATCAGTTAAAGAAAAACTTCCAAAGTTCAATAAAAATGTATTGGCAATAGAAATAAAAGGAAAAAGTAAGTTAGCATTTTATAAGCCAAAACCATTTTTAACATCTTTAAGAAAGTTTTCCGATGAAATAGGTGCATATTGGGAAACTAATATTGGTATTGTTTACCCTACACATTGGATGTCATTACCTGAACCGCCAAAGGAAACAAAATAATGGAACTTTTACCCTGCCCATTTTGTGGATCAAATGATATTTATTCATTTATTGAAAAAAAACCATGTATTAAATGTATGAATTGTTCTGTAATATTTATATCAGATAATATGAAAGAAAAATGGAACACTCGCTCTTCACTTTGGATATCAGTTAAAGACAGAATCCCTGAACGATTAACATGCGTAATAGGACTATTAAAAGACAAAACTCAAGTAGTAGTTTGCCAATGTGATTGGAAAGATGTCTGTGACAATTGGCATTTTATGCCGCAAACAGATTTCCAGAATATATGTGATTTTGAAGATATAACCCACTGGATGCCGCTCCTACAACCGCCAAAGGAACCAGAACAATGATAAAACAACCACCCCTTGGATTATTACCTCGTCATTTTTGGTTAATTCAAAGAACAGATGAATG